AACGTTTGGTACTTAATTCGATACGTTCACCATTAATAGTGACTCTTAGATAAATAGGAATTAAACCATCTGTTGTGGTTTTAGCTCTCTTTGCATAAAAGAGAATGGAAAGTTTTGAATTCATTTTTGGTAACCTTTTGAATTGTTCAAAAATACTTGTTCTTTAATTAGTATGCAAGATGTTCAAATTTTGAACTGCTTGATTACAAGTTAGTTTTGCTCAAATTCGGTTACCCAGACCCTTCAAATCTTTGGGTACCCGAATAGGTCTCCAACAGATTGATATTTTTTGAATATTTTGGATATATCCAAAAATAAAAAAGCCCGTAAATCATTGATTTTACGGGCTTTTACTCTAAATTGGTTTTGTTAATGTGGAGCTGGAGGGAAACTCCCACTCAATATGTAAACCTTATCTATATTATGTTTTTAAATCGTCTATAACGTCTATAAAAGTCTAGGCGTCTACACTAGTCTATGCTGACATTGCCATGTACCCAAGCATTAAGAGTGTGCATCTTTGAATAAACCGCACTCTCATTACTAACCGGCGTTGGCACTCCTTCCTAGAGCATTCATCTTTTTTACTTCTTCAAGTTCTTTTTCCAAGCGGGTGATCTCAACCTGCTGTTTGTACATCGTTTTATAGCATTCTGCGAGTTCGGTTGGTGGTTCGTAAACTTCCACAGGACTTTCCACCACTCCACTTTTTTTTAGTCCCTTTTCTGGTTTACTATCAAGCCGATCGTTTATCAGTTCCGAAATACTTACATTTAAAAGTTCTGCAATTTTGTCAATAGTTTTGATATTCATCGACTGATTATCAATGGACTTATAAAAACCTCCCTCGCTTATTTCGCAATAGGCAAATAGCTGTTTCATGCTCACTTTTTTATGAGCAGCTAAAGTTTTGATATTGTTTAAGTTATACATAATACTGATAAAAAGTTGAAAATAACTGACAAAAAAGTGTGTTAGTTCTGATATTTATATTAGTTTTGCAGTACCAAATTAGTAATAAATAATCGAAATGAAACCAACAAAACAAGAAAATGATATCATAATGAAGTTTATCACTCATTACGATCTCCAAAACGATACCAATAAAAAATTGTTAAGAGTGGCGTTTCTTGAAGAATCCGGTTTAACACAGAATACTTTCTACTATAAATTAAGCCACAAGAACTACAAGCGTCAAGAAATAAAAATATTGGCTGAATTACTACCAAAATCTAAAAAAGCGAAAAAATGATACAACTAAAATGCTTTGAATTTAATACTCGCCCTAGAGGTGGCGAAGTGGAAGTTCGCCATTACGACGAAGATATATATGTACTGAATGAAAATCATCGTGATGTTGTGTCACCGCTCTACGAAGAAATAAGAATTCGATTTCCTCAAGCATACGAGGACCTTTGCCTTAGATATAAGGAAAGCATTCAAAATATCTGGTACTTCGAATTTCGGGTAGTATGTGGATTTATAAAATGCAACTGGGGATCATTTGACAACAAGTGGGATATCGACGAAAATGGAGAATGGCATTTTGAATTTTGTATATGTCCATTAGCCGGTGAATGTAAATCGGAGGGTAGAATTTGCAACCCTACAGAAAAGTTGGTGATCCTTGATGGTGAAATGCGAGTCTTGAAATTGATTGGAGCTGGGAAAAGAGTACTAGAAATTGCCGATGAACTTTCCTTGAGTCCAAAAACGGTAGAGAACCATACTAACAGCATGTTTAGAAAATTGGGCTATCACAACAAATCACAGTTGGTTGACTACGCCCACCGAAAGAAACTTTTATAGCATAAAAAGGAGTGAAATAGGACCATAAACAATCAATAAAAATTATGTGATAGTGGTTTTTGTAATGAGCCGAAAGTCTTACGGCGGGTAGAATCCCACTCCTTTTTTAAATTGAATATCAACTTAATTTTCGAATATCAACTTAACAAATTATTATTTTATGAAAAAAGCAATGCACTACACTGCTCTCTTAGCATCGGCAATTCTCGATGCAATCCAGAATGAAGATTCTGAATTCTACATGGATATCAAAGAACTAAAGAATGACGACAATATGACTGAATTTTCTCATGCCCTATTAAATTTAGCTCCAATGATGGTATTTCAGAAATTGACTGGAAATGATGGGAATATATTAGAACTTAATCATATCGCCAATCAATTAGTTTTTCAATTCAGTAAAGAAGAACCATCTAAAGATTTAGAAGAATGACACTAGCTCAAGCACAAAAAGACTGGGATGATGCAATCGAAATGAAAGCACAACATAAGCCCTATGCAATGACAGAAGATAAAATTAAATCTTTTGCAGCCAATATGTTTGGAAAAGATAAACCCTCTAAAGTTTTATTCTCGAAAATTGGGAAAGGCTCAAGTACGATCATAGTTTCTCATTTGGCTTACTTGGAAGATCAACGCCAACTTTCGATGGTACCAGGAACAAAGGTTGTAATGACCGGTCATGAAGGAACCCTTCCAAAATACAAGGATAAAGTATGGGATGTTACTCATGGTCCACAATGGATGTGTGGAGATAACGTAGTTTGGTTGGATGGTTTTAGTGGGGCATATTGCTGTCGGCTCTTAAAAATAGTAGAATAATATGTACAAAGGAAGAAAAGAAAAACCAAAAATAGGACAATTATGTATTTGTCGGTGTCCTAATTGGTGCGAAGAAGGCTATCAGATAGCCACTTTCGATGGAGAAAAATTCGACTATGACGCTGCCCCCAATTCTTTTTTTGATGATAATGTAATTGCATGGTTGGCTTTGAACGAAGATGGTGAACCTATAACAAAATAACCCATGGCAAAAAACGAAACACTACAGTCAATCACCAGGGCAGAATTTGAAGCCGGTGTTGAATTCTATCTAAAAGATAAATTCCAAAAATATAAACTCGAAATGGTTGTCATTCTTGAAGAAAAAAATCTATTCATAGCAGATTATAATAACAGGTATTATTGCTGTGTAGAAAGTATAACTGATACTGGATTTCAATTTGGGCATTACGTATTTAATCATAAAATTTCAAATACAATTCTTTTTAAAGACTGTATAAAATTACTCAATCAATAACCCATGGCACAATACACAATACAACAATTTGAAACGGCCCTATTCGCCCAGGGTGCACAGATAGAGGATATAAAAACTCCTAACCGATTCGTGCGTGAAGCTTCAGGGTTTCTGAATGGTAAGCGCATGATATGGAACTCGAACGGGGAATGCTTTCAGAATAGAGTAGCAAAGCCGGAGTTCAACCTGGTATTCAAATCGGAGATGAAGCCGATTAAGTTCCTTCCCGAAATAAGTACACTTGTAGAAACGGGTGAGATAATGCTGTTTTTCGACAAAAGTGGAAAAGTCATGCGTGAAATAAACGACGATCCAAACGCATGGAGCTTGGATTTGAATACAACCAACGTATTGCAGCGAGTAGCTACCGAGCAGGATCCTGCAAAAGTAGCCATTATGCAACCGCCCTACAAGGTTGGAGAAATTTATCCCTGGCACCCGGGCGACATGGAGATAAAGATTATCAGTTCCCAACTTATAAGGCTTGACAATATCACCGAAGAAGAAGCGCAGCGTACCGGATTGGCAAAAACAAAATTGGGCTATAAGCACTATTGTCCGGAGCAACTATTCCCGCCGGCAATTCTCAAAAAGCAAGAAGAAGGATTTCCTTACATGAAGGATGCCAGGGGATCACTTTTTACATTATGGGTAAAAAAATACGGAGTTCTGGAAATTCCGCTTAACCCATGGATTTGGAAATATGAATTCAAGTTTTGTATTGCTAAAGAGACTCCGGATGATAACGCTTAGAATTCAACACAACGGTACAAAAACCGATTTCCTTACTACCGATTTTATGGATGTATGGAGCGAAATTGAAAAGATACCCGACGGTGAAGTCATTTCGATAACAAAAAAGGAAATGACAGTTCCGGAATATGAACAAACTCTGAAAGAAAGAGCTGCTTTGAATATGTCAATTAAAACCCCGTGGAAAGATGGACCCGAGTAGAAGAAAAACAGAAACGAAGTCAGAGAAAAAGCAACGATATAACTTGCATTACAAACTCCGAAAACATGGCTACATAATTCGATTGTCGGATAGGCATATAATTCGACCTGAAGAAACTACAAAGCAAACCATTCGATGGGAAAATAAATTACTCTCTAACGATAACTATTTAATAAGCGAATCTCTATTATGAACAAACCCGACAGAAAAGTAAGCTTTTACCCAAACGGTGGTAAACCTATTCATACTCAGAAAATACAACGCAATGAACCTTGTCCATGTGGAAGCGGACAAAAGGCCAAGAAATGTTGTGGTACCGAAACTAAAATATTCCGATCAGAATGAAAGCGAAGTGGAAGAAAATATGTGAGCAACTAACCACTGCTAATACTGACTTCGAAGATTTTTTGGACAATGCCGGACTTTCGGTGCTTTCGATTAAAAAATCGGAGAAATTCATAAAGAGCTGGAACCTGCTCAAGAAATCGGCTGCCGAATTCGATAAGTATATTGCACCGGTAGAAATGGAAATAAAATTCCCATTCCATACTCAGGAGATGACGGAAATGTGGGAAAGGTGGAAAAACTACCTGAGCGAGCAACATGGAGAGATTATAAGAACTGCAAGCGAGCAGTCGGCACTGGAACACCTTCACGAGATTTCGAAAGGCGACGAAAAGAAAGCCGTTCATTTTCTCCGCTTCGCCATGACGAAGAGATATAAAAACTTCTTCCAGGTGGAGGATAAGGATGTAAAACAACCGGCTAAAAGTGATACTGGAGTCGGAAGCGATTTTTAAATAATAACAATCAACTTAATTTTTAATTATTATGGAAATTACAAATAACTTAATTTTCAAATCAATACATTTTGAAGGGTATGTAAAAGTGATAAATGTAAATGAGGAAGATAACGACCTAGAACTTACTATTAAAAGATTTACAGGACAACACGATGAACATTGGAATTTAGAACATACAAAAGTTGGATTTGAGAATGGAGATTATTGGACTTTTAATTTTGATGAGAATAAGGATCCAAACAGAGTTCACAAGTGCTATGATAAATACCGCAAAGATTTTTTAGCTCAATACAATATGCTTCTTCCGGACAACATAACATGTGCAAGTTGTAATCACGATGATTATTGCAAAGAAGTCTTTGGAGGAAATTCTGAAAATAGTAAATGTCAGTTTTACCCAAGTAGATTTTCAAAAATTGAATCAAATGAAGAATCCTAATTTTAAAAAGCAATTCATTATCACGCTGATTGCCTTCGTAGTTCTAACGATAATCTACTCAGCTGACAGGATAGAAGAATTTATTCAAATACTAATTTTCTAACTATGGCACAACAAACAGTTACCGACCTGATAGCAATTGCCCGGGCAGAGTTACAAACTCAATTATCGCGGATGGCAAAATCGAGAAAGTCAGTTTCAATCGAAGATTTTAAAACGCTATTCATCACCAGGGCACAGATGGCAATGGCCGATCGGAAAAATTTTTCGCCATTCGTAATCGACGATAGCAACCGCGAAGTAATAAATCTACTGTACAAATACATTACGTACCAAAAAAGTGAGCTAAACCCATTCATTGGTGTAATATTCAATGGTACATACGGATGTGGAAAGTCGGTACTGGCCGAAACACTTTGCATGGTACTAAACGATTTGACCTGGAGCGAAAAAAACAAAATTGAATCCGTTCACGCGGTGGAACTCGCTGAGCAGATCAAGAAAGTAGGAGTTATTCCTTACGCCCACAAACCGCTTCTTATTCAGGATTTAGGCAAGGAAAAAAAGGAGATCAATAACTTTGGTACAATAGTGAACCCAATAAGCGAATTGCTGGCCATACGTGCCGAATATGGCGCAATGACATTCGGAAGTACCAACATGAAAATAGAATCGTTCAAAGACGCTTACAAGGAGTTTATTTCGAAACGAATTACAGAACATGTGAACCTGGTATTTTTGCCTGGCACTGATCGCCGGCCTAGTTTTCTAATTAATCAACCGCAGACGACATGACAACGACAGAACTGGCAATAGCCTTGAAAAAAATCCACAAACGAAAGTTTGTTGCTTCCGAACTAAACGGATACGCAAAGCAGCTTGGTAGAGTCAAGTTACTCGGAAATAACGGAAACTACTATTACCTATGGCAAGATGGAGATATTGAATTACTAAAACCACTAATTGAAGAATCATGATACTAGGATTTCAAACAAAATTCCCTTGGGGGACGGAAACTAACTTCAAAAAGAAGATTTTGGAGAAAAAGAAAAAACACACAATCCGGATTGATCAGCATCAACGTTGGAAAAAAGGAAATTCAATTCAATTTGCTACCGGTGCCAGAACGAAGCGATATCACCAATTTGAAGAAGGAGAATGCAAATCAACTCAAAAAATAGTAATTGAGGAAGTTGACTACGAGAAAGATGGTAATTATATCTACAAAATTAATGTAAGAGGCGCTGAATTCGTCAAAGCATTTTGTGTGAAAGTAGATGATGGATTGCTCGATTGGAAAGATATAGTAACACTGGCTCACAATGATGGTTTCGAAACAACAGATGATTTCTTTAAATGGTTTATTGACGGCTTCTCAGGTAAAATTATTCATTGGACAGATTTAAAATACTAACATATATGGAAAACATTACAATTTCGGAAGATAAGAATACGATTATAGTCAAGGGAATAACATTTGTTTTTAATCCGATAGTGGAAGAAAATTATCATTGCGCACATTGTGAAGCATTCGACTTGTGTTGTGAGCTCGAAGATAAGGTGGAGTCAACCTTTCCTTTTCCATGTTTACCTCAGAATAGGACAGATGGGAAAAACGGTAACCTACAGCGGTTGATATCAACCTGAAATTAAAACCTCCGCTCTGAACTGATCCTTTTCTTATACACACATACAAATTACATTTCCCATGGCCTTCGAATATATAGCAACAAAAAAACGTGAAAAAGCAACTGACCGGGTAAAACAAGTTGAAGAGTTCTTGGCAGAACACTACGAAGTAAAAATAAACGTTTTCGACGCGTCTAAAACAATAATAGTTGCTAAAGATAAGAAACTCTACAAAAGCGAAATAAAGTTCGTAGACCTATCGCTACACATGGAGCGCGAAGGCTTGAGAGGTTGCGACTCTACACTAAAGAAAATTCTTGCCTCACAAAATCAAATTGCCACGTTCAACCCCATTGTTGAATATCTGGAAAGTTTGGACGGCCAGTGGAAAGGCGAAAGCCACATTGATAAACTTTGCAAGCACATTATAGTTCGCGATTTTGGCGACAAAACCGAAACCTATTACCAGGACCGTTTAAAATACCTTCTCAAAAAATGGATGGCCGCCAGTGTGGCATGTTCCCTCAAGCAAATACCCAACGAGGCAATGCTCGGTTTCCTTTGTGCAAAAGAAGGAATCGGGAAAACCCGACTCATTAAGTTCATTACACCTAAACCGCTAAAGGCTTACTATATTCAATCCAGCAAGGACGATCGGTTTGATATGACAGCTGCTTTTGCACAAAATTTCATTATCAACTTCGACGAACTATGGGGTATCACCAAAAATAATTCGGAACAAGTAAAGCAACTTACTTCAGCCGACGAATACCACCTTTCGCGCCGAGACAGCAACGCAGTACCGCGCTATGGTAACGGAATGTTCTCAAGCAACAAATCGCAGGAAATGGGCGGTTTCCTTCACCCGCAAATGGGACACCGCCGATGGGCAACCGTGGAGCTGGAGTCGATAAACTGGAGAATGTATTCCAACGAGGTGGACGTAGACCAAATGTGGGCCGAAGCATATGTACTCTTTAAAAATGCCGATTTCGATTTCACCTGGAACGAAACTGACTTCCTTGAGTTTGAAGAATACAACACCAGGTACCTGATAGAAACACATGCCTATCGATTGGTAAAAGAAAACTATCGTATACCGACAGCGGATGATGATCCGGAAAAAATTGTGTTCAGACAACCACAAGAAATACTTATTGAACTCCGACAGAGACGAAAGATAACAACCGCCATGAGCGACGTTTCGGATGTAACAATAGGACTGGCACTAAAAGCCCTGGGCTTTAATCGCGAAATGAAAAAAGTAAATAAGATTTTACCTCGGTATGGGTATAACGTAGTTCAATTATTTGAGTAATATGATAATAGACGAAACGACTATAAATGGAGATTTATTATTTCAGTTTGATTCTTTTTCTCATTGGGTAAATAAAGCAACTAGTTTATATGCTGAGTATGCCAAGGGAAAACAAACAATTGCATTCGATACTGCAGGGAATATTTGTAGGTGTGGGGCTGAAATGATGAATGCCAGAGATAACAAACTATTTCCGGTCAAAGTATATGGAATCAACAAAAAAAAATAGCCTTGGACGGGCTTAGTAAAATCCAATTTTATACTATATGAAAACTTTCGGACAAGTGATGTTAGTAATTGTAGTGCTAATAGGTGTAACAGTGGGGTTATTTACCTGCCGAACTTGTAGCATTGCCAGTGATCATGTTGCAAACAGTATGGAGAATGCAGTGATATCGTATGACGAATATCAGGATATCTACGCCACCTGTGAGCAACTGAATGCCGATTTAGGCGTGATTAAAGAAACGCCGGATAACGATGGCCAGTTTACACAGTTTAGTAAGTCACAGCAGATTAATACTAAAAAACAGCAGCTAAACCGTTGGGTAAACGACTACAACGCCAAATCAAAACATATTGATAAGAAATGGTGGAAATCGGCCGAACTACCACAAACACTAACAACAAAACAATTTCCAAATTACTAACAATCAAATATCTGTAAAATGAAAAGAATTAAATTATTATCGATGTTGCTACTCACAGTAGCGTTTTTCTTATTCTCTTCGAGTTCTTGTGACGTAGAACAAAACAATACTTCAGCATTTGAGGAACAGCAACAAACTGAGGTAAACCAAACTCAATTGAATCAAGTTCAACCGGCTCCACGCATCACCTGGTCACTTGAGCGCGACAACCTGATCAAGCGCTTTAAACTTCAAAACGACCGAGCTGTATCATTCTTCATGTACATTTTTATTGAGGGAATTTCAGAACCGATCGGTTATTATCAAGTCAATAAAGTTAGTTCGGTAAATAGTCAATTGACCAATACAAGTCAGATAGTTGATGATCCATTCAAATACCAATCAGGCGGACAAGTATTACCCAGTCCGGCAGAAGATGGAAGTTATGGTACCAATGGCGATGCAATATTCGGATTTACGCCTGAAGGGATTTATATCGAATCGAATATGAAGTACATTACATCTACCGTTCCGCTCAATTTCCGCAATCCGGTAAATAAACTAGCCGTTATCACAACCGACCAGGCAAAAGAAATGCTGGAGATATCGAAAAAGGCAATGCAATAATTTACTAAGTATAACGAAACTGGCAATGAAAGCCGTTTATTGCCAGTTTTGTGATACTCTATTACTAAAATCAACTTAACAAAATACAGTATGAAAGAACTTTCAGTACAAGAAATATCTAAGCATATTTCAAAATTCAACCAAATATGTGCTGAGAATGGAGAAGAGATAAATCCAATGCCCGAAGACAAACTAATTACAGTTTATTGTAAAGGAACTAATGAAGAGGGATTTGCCGACAACATTTACAGAAAAGATTTAGGAATAACAGCACTTATCGCTGTATCGTGGATTGAACAAGAAGAACTTATAAAATTATGTGAATCATGATCAAACAACTAATTCAAGCCTTTAAAACTTCTATTGATCAACAAAAGGCACAAACAAAATTAAATCACTACTTGTCAAAGTATAATTATACTGATTATGTCAAAGTATCTATTCCTAAGCCTTTTATTAATATGATGTGCGTATTAGCAGCACTTGGAATTAATGATGAAGGACAATTGATGCAAATAACAATTTCTAATAATACAAATCAGCTACCGACCGGGTTCCCAACTAATAGCAAAGATATAACCGGCAAAACTATCCGAGTCGGCGATAAAGTAGTGTATAGCTTCAAAGGCGAATCGAATGGATATTTTATAGTTGTATTTGAAAACAACGCTTTCAGGAAGTCTTACCCAACTTGGGATCAGGAAAACGAAAAACCATTATTGGAGTACGGAGAACGAGCTGAAGCAATGAAACTCAAAATTGTGAAATCATGAAAAACGAAATTTTAGAATTATTCAAAGCATACGAAACGGAAACAGAATGGGATGGTAATGCTATCCCGGAATCAATGTACAATGCATTAGCTGATGACATTATCAGATTATATTCAAATTATAAAATTAGTCGTAATGGTATCGTTGGACATTTTGGACTCTCAGCTCGAGTAATTGCAATTGATGAAGCCAGGCATATATTAGGTAACTTACCAAATCTAATTTTTATCGCAGGAGAAGACATTAGAAAGTATCCCGAGCTTCCAACAAACGAATTGGATGAAATATCCGACAAAGTAAAATATGGAAAATTACAACTAACAATCACACCAGAAACACTTGATGCATTCCAAAGGATGAATGAACAAATGATACTATCAGCGGAAAATATTAAGTCATTATCCGAAGACCTTAAAGCTTACGACCGAGAGAATAACCCGAAGAAAAAACACAAAGGGCATGAGCGCCCTTACAAATTTCACAGATAAACTGAACTGAATTTTTAATACAAACAACAACTACCTAACATTGCACCATTATGAGCGACAATACAATCATACTTCTAGTTCCAGCATATTTACAACAATGGATGTACCACGACTTCGGAAATCCGGTTGAACTGATTCGTGATGGTCCTGAAAGCCGAATACTGAACGAGCTTTTGAGGAAAACACCCGAAAAAGAAATCGACGAACAAATTCCACAACAGGATGAAGAGTCGGGAGAGGAACTGGTGGAGGTTGCCATAAGAGTTCCATGGTTCAAGAGTAAAGATTTTAGAGTTTACAATTATCTTTCGTCGCATGGAAAAACAGCAATGGTTGATAGTTTCAAAACACTTTTTAAAAAGGATCTGATCCTTTCGGTTGGAGTTTTGAAAAAAATAAATTGTAAACAGGTAACGTTAATTTACGATTACATGGATAATCACGGAATAAGTGACGATCACTGGGATTCTGTTAAGCAAATTTACTACCGAAATAAAAAACGCTATCTAACGAAAAATAACGTTAAAGTTTAGTTTTTTTCTTTCGACTTCGACCCCCGATTTGTCACTAAAATATAATTTATAGAAAACAAAATATTTGGCTAATATGTCTAATAATAAAACACTTCCGTCTATTTTATATGTCGAATTTCTTCCGGCTGAAGAAATGACATTGACGCCTAAAAAATGGCTTTCGCCAGGTGATGCAATTTCGGCACTTGGAGCATGGGAAAAATTAAATTTAACCGAGCCCGCAAGTTGCAACATAACTCCGGAACGTACCCCCAACGGATTAGTTTACACTACAAAAATTAGTGGGGTAATTATTGACGAAAATAATTCAGAACTTCAGCACCAACTCCAAACTAACTTTCACGCTTATCGACTAACTGATGTTTACAAAAACAAATACCTGGTAGGTACAGACAAAAAACCATTTCCCGAAATCAGTTTTTCGCCCGTAAACGATGCAAGTCCTTCGGGAGTAAGAGCCGTAAACTTCGAAATAACGTGGGTTTCATACCTTCCACCTATCGATATTATCTCTTTATAGTCTTTTTTTCCTTCCTCATTAAGCCGTAAAGTTGCAGTGTATTTAAACACACTGCAACTTTTTTTTATGGCTAAAACTACCTATAACATTGACATTGACGGAGCTATCGGAGAATATTATTACTCCAAAGGTTACGTAAAATACATGCTTGGTCAAACCAAAGACCCGCTTGTAAAAGTCCGCATGAGTAGCCTTGGCGGTTCGCTCGATCATGGACTAGGCATTAAAGACCGGTTCCAGGAACACGGAAACGTAAAGGTCGACATGTACGGTTTCAACGCTTCAGCTGCTACACTGGCTGCACTTGGAGCAAAGGTAACCCGCATTTCTTCCTCCGGATTTTACCTTATCCACAAAGTGATGAATTGGATTGATGTTTACGGATCCAAAAACGCTGACGAACTGGCCGCCATTATTGCCGACCTGGAAGCCAACAAAAAGGATAACGAAAAAATGGATATCGTCATCGCTCAGCTGTACGCCGAAAAAACGGGTAAACCTATCAATGACCTCATCGACCTGATGAAAGTTGGCGGATGGCTTACTGCTCAGGAAGCACTCGACTGGGGATTCGTTGACGAAATCATCAAGTCCAACGATAAAACCAATTTCGTAAACATGCAGGACAAATTCAATGCTATGGGCCTACCTACCAACCGCATCGTAACAGAACATTTATTTAATCACAGCAATAAAAACAACCCAATGAAAAAACAACCCATTAAAATCAATGCGGTTCTTGGCGTGGCATCGCTTGAGAGTACCGAAGAAGATGGCGTGTTTCTGAACGAAACCCAAATCGAGGCTATCGAAGCCAAATTGAGCGATTTTGACGGAAAGGTAAATACCCTTACCACCGAAAAAACAAACGCTGAAACCCGTGCAACTGATGCTGAAGCAAAAGAAGCAACTGCTAACGCAACTATCCTTACCAAAGACACTGAAATTGCAAATCTGAAAACTCAGGTTGAAAATTTGAAAGGTGGAGCTGGAGATAGCACCAGAGAATTGAATGTGGAAACGGACGACAAAGGCGGCGAAAAAGAGGATTCATTCCTCAATAGCGTCAACAATGCTCGTAAACTATTCAACGAGCTACCTGAATAAGAATTATTCATTTTAAAAAATTTACATTATATGTCAAATCAAGTTGTTATTACACCGGCTGACTTAGCTGCATCGGCTAAGAAATACCGCAAAGACTTATTGATGATGCCGGTAATTGGTCTGGAATCATCAATTAAGCACATGACTCTCCGCACCGGTATCCGTGGCGAAGAAACTGTTGGCGAGTTGGATGGAACTATCGAGGTAGGTCCTTACAGCGAAAGTCGCACCGATACCGACGATGTGACCATTAAAGGTCGCGCACTTACCACTTATCGTGGTTCGGTTATCAAAAAATTCTCTCCTAACTCAGTGGCCGACTCCATTTATGGATCAGCTGTATTGAGTGGCGAAGGATTGAAAAGTACTGATATCACCCTGAAGGTGGTTGCTTTCTTAGCCAAGAAAGTTTCTAAAGCTTTCAACAAAAGTTTGTGGGGTGCAGTTCGCAATGCTGGCGGTTCTACTACTGCCGATTTGTATAATGGTTTTGATACCATTACGGCTGCCGAAATTACAGCCGGAAATATTACAGTTGCCAAAGCCAACCGTTACGATTTTGATGCTGCTATTACATCAGATAACTGCGTAACTAAGTTGAAAGCATTTTACACATCTGCAAGTGATGAGCTTCAAGATGAAAGCTGTAAAATGTTTGTAAGCAAAGCTATTTACAACGCTTATAATGACGACTACCAACAATTGAATGGATCTTTGCCTTACAACAAAGAATTCAAGAAAACGTATTTGGAAGGTTCTGACGATATGTGCGAATTAGTTCCATTGGCAAATAAAAAGGCATCTCCTTTCATTCACCTTACTACTAAGGGAAATATGTTGATAGGTGTTGACCAAATGAGCCAGGAAGAAACGATCACTGTTGAAAAACACCATCCTTTGATCTTGGATTTTGTAATGGTAATGTACTTCGGTACCCAGTTCGAAAGTATCAGCCCAGAGCGTCTGTTGGTAGGTAAATTATTCGTAGCGTAGTTATTCATTCACGTAAATAAATAGGAGAAAATAATTATGGGCGAAATTAAATATAAAGATCTCGATTGGACCGAAGGAAAAGTAAATCTTCCCGGTATCAAAAGAGACGTATATCGTATTGCAAAACGCGAGATTGTAGACTGGCCAACATTACCAGAAGATTTTACAAACTCGATGGGAGAATTAGTGACTTACGTTGGACATTTTACATTGGCCGCCAATGCTAAATGGCAAAAAATAAGTGCGCTGGTTGACAAATCGCCGGTAGATGGAAAAAGCCAGGGATCTAAACCTAGTAAAACATTTATCAACTCGTTGACTATTCAACACCAATCGGTTGACGAAGATGCTTCAGGACATGCAAAGCAAGCCAACAACGATGATTCTGTTTACCTGACACAAACCAAAGCAGGCAAGTGGAGAGTATTTGGAAACGACATGTATCAAACTGATACAAGTTTCGACCAAAAACTTGGAGGCGCACCAACGGATGAAATGGGTACAACAATGACCATTACGGTTACCGATTTGGCACCAGGCTTATTTTACGTAGGTGAAATTGTTACCGAAGATGGAATTATCAATCCGGCAGAAAACAAAGTAGCTGAGGTTACTTTCACTCCTGATGGCGGAACGATAGTTGCCGGAACTGATACAATTGCATTGGCTAGTGCTACTGTAGGAGCTGCAATTACTTATTCGCTAGATGGTGGTGCATGGATTCCTTATGTAGGTGCAATTGTAACAACCGGATGGGGTGTAGGCAATCATACATTGTACGCTAAAGCTGCGAAAGTAGGAATGGCAAACAGTGTAGAGACATTTGCCATTTATCACGTGTAACCGCACTCTCAAAAATTCATCACACCCTCGTAATTCAGTTTACGAGGGTGTTTTGTTTTCCGCTCTCTTAGCCGAATACTGAGCCTGTACACTGAGCTTGTCGAAGTGTGTCGAAGTAGGTTGCTGAGCCTGTCGAAGCATGTCTTTTTTGTGTAATTACATCCTTTTTACTTTTGAATTCAATAATTTATAAAAACATAAATCCATAAAATCATGAGTAAATTAAATGAGTTTGAAGAACAAGTTTTCGACTGGTTAAGTACGCCGGCTTCGGAACGTGACTTGGAACTTGGCGCAAAATTATTGCTCCAAATTTCGAAAAACAAGATCCTGCACAGAAATGTGATCCGACAGTCAAATTTCAATAAAATTGAATTTGTATTGTCTACTTATCTTGGCGATAAAGCCAAAGATATTGTAGTAGAAACGAAAGAGGTAGACAAACAAACGGTTGTTTTCGAAAAGAAATTCAATGAAATTACCGATAAAATTGAGGGTAAAGGCAAACGCGAGGATCATGATCAATTACCCGAATTTATCCAGGCAATTCCAGAAGCAAACACAGGTATTTACCAAAAAATGCGCTCACTTCAGGAACGATTGAAAATTCTTAGTTCCGGAACTTCAACCATGGCCGATCGCCTTCCATTTATCACTGAGTTGATGGAGCTTGACAGAACATTAGTTGCCAACTGGGAAACCTACGACACATTCGACTTATCGAAATATGTAACTAAACCTTCCGGCGTTGCACTTGATATCAAGCAAATTCAAGCCGCACGAACTTACTTGAGTCGCGCAGCTGCAAAAAAAGAATTGACCGAAAAAGCCCTGGAAGAAACTCAAAATCGCTACAACGATTTGATTCTCGACGGTCAAACAGTTACTCCAGAAATCACTGATAAACTCAAAGCATTGGGTGTGATAGTTATGGAAGTAAAAGACACTGAAGAAATTCCACCGGTGGTTGAAGATTTACCTGCAGGTGGAAATACTGAAGTAACTCCAGCTGCTGCAGTAACTGAAACTCCCAACACCGATTCTTCGGCAGAGAATATTGAAACTCCGGAAGAAAATGTAATCAGCCAAATTAAAACGCTGTTGAAAAACGATATTGAAAAGGAAATTGTGATTTCAACAATTGTTTCGTTGGGTAAATTCGGAGAACTGGAGCTTACTCCTGAGATAGTAGAAGACTTATACAATAAGGCAGTTTCACAGGAAATTGAAGAAGAAGTTGAATAAAATCAACTCCATATTGAAACCATTAAGCCCTGATTATATCGGGGCTTATTTGGATTCAGGCGTACAGCTGTATGATTTACTTGAGTGGTTACTCAAGCAAACCGGACCGGCAGAAATAACAGTGATTACATTCTCTATTTCGGAGGAATTTATCAGAAAGGTACACATGTTCCGGAAAATGGGATTAATAGCCAAAATTACCGTGCTATTAGATTTCAAAGCCATTCAGAAAACCGAGAACCTGATCCGATTTGCCGAAAATACATTTGATGAAATCTACTATGCCAAAACACACGCAAAAATTATGTTGCTCCAGTCGACCGGTTACCAGGTATGTGTCATCGGTAGTCAGAACGCCACCCGTGGTAACCGTGAAGAATGTGAGCTCGTAACAACAAATCCTATTATCTACGAAAATTTATTAGAATCAATTAACCGATTGAAACAAAATGCAGTACACAGAGGAACAATTAATCAAAATTGGTGAGTTTGCAGGACTACTAATGACAATCACCGATATAGCCATACTGATGGATTTCGATGAGGATGAATTACGATTATTGATCCAGGATAAAAGCCACGAAGTTTCAAAAGTTTATCACCTACATAAAACACAAACTATCCTGGCACTTCGCCGGCAGGAAATTGAACTGGGGAAAGCTGGATCTACAATTGGAATTGAGTTGACACAAAAATACATGCTTGAGCAAACATTAAACGAAAATGGCTAAACGAGAAACCTATGATATTTGTGTGCAGCACCTATACGATGACGTCGATAAGCTATCACACCTACCACAACAGCAGCGTGATAAGTTGCTACGCATTCGTTCAGGCTATACCATAATGAACGAATTCCCGTCGAAAAAAGACCGGGAAATAATTCAACACCTACAAAATCAGTTTGGAATTGAGCGCAGCGCAGCGTATGAGGATTTGCGATTGATCAAAGATTTATTAGGGTCAATCAACCGACAATCAAAAGACTGGCACCGATTCAAGTTCAACAACATGATTCAGAAATCCTATGAAATGGCTGAGCTGAAGAATGACCCTGATAGCATGGTGAAAGCTGCCAACACTTACGGAAAATACAATCAGCTCGATAAGGAAGATGCTGAGCGCATACCATGGGAAGAAATCATTCCACAATTGTATGAGCCAACCGATGATCCTACAGTTCTTGGAATCAAACGAGTTCCAAATATCAGAGAGAAAATTGCAGCTATGAAAAACAAATATATGGGTGATATAGAAGATGTCACTTATGAAGAAATGGACCTACGAGAATTAGAAAAATATGCCAATCAGTAAGGAAATCAAGCAAATATATTTCAATGACTGCCAACGCAAAGTAATGCTTCGGGGATGCAAAACGACTGTAGTGATTGGCGGCCGTCGTCTCGGAAAATCTCACGGAATTGCACAGCCTTACCTTCAGCGCAATATGCAACGAATGCCGCGCGGTACCCATGGCATCATTGCCGGTACATTTCAGCAAGCAAATACCCGAACATTGCCAGGAACATTGGAAGGGTTTGACAATATCGGATTTAAACGTAATGTTCATTATGTAATAGGGCGAAAGCCCGAAAAATCACTAAAATTCGAGAAGCCACGATTAGAGCCGGCTAACTACGATCATTGCATCACCTGGTACAATGGAAGCATTATGCCAATCATTTCTCAGGATGTTCCCGGATCATCCAACTCCATGACGTTTGACTCCATTCTTTGTGACGAAGCCAAGTTCCTGGACTTCGAAAAATTGAATAATGAAACCATTCCGGCCAATGGGGGAACTAAAGCACACTTTGGTCATTTACCATGGCACCATTCAATGATGATTATATCCGATATGCCAACGACCAAGAAAGGTAGTTGGTTCTTAGGATATGAGGATAAATGCGATACAGAACTAATTGAGCACATTGATGGACTTATTTATGAAAAGTGGAGAATACTTCAAAAGATCAAAGAATTTCAAGCTAAAGGAATACAGCCAAAATCATATCTGTTTGATTATTATAAAACCCTTTGTCGTGACTTAGCTCAATTACAAAGCGTTGCAGTCGATTACAATGTATTTAGTTCAATTGAAAATCTGTTGGTATTGGGCGATTCTTATATCAAACAGATGAAGCGTGATTTACCACCATTGATATTTCAAACGTCAATCCTTTGTAAACGTGTTGGCTTACTCAAGGATGGGTTTTACAACAACCTGAAGGAGTCAATGCACTATTACACCGATTATGATAATTCCTACTTACTGAACCTTGAGTATGACTTTACAAAAACAAAAGACTTATCATGCCTTCAGGATGGCGATTTAGACCGCAATAAGCCCATTTGTATTTCAATGGACTACAATGCCAATATCAATTGGATAGTGGCAGGACAACGCTCAGGAATCAAACTGAGGGTGTTGAATTCTTTCTTTGTAAAGTATGATCGTAAATTGGTAGAGTTAGTCAATGACTTCTGCCATTACTACAGGGATCAGCAATGCAAAGAAGTAATCTATTACTATGATAACACAGCACTTGGTAGCAACTATGCAGTGAATGACAGTGACTTTGCCACTGTTGTAATGGACACCTTCAGGCGTAACAAGTGGCATGCTACCGGCATACACATTGGCAATCCACTTAATCACATGGATAAGCACCTTCTTATCAACATGGGATTGAAAGGACAGAAAGGTTTGTTCCCCATGTTCAACAAGAGCAATAACGAAGCTCTGTTGCTTGCTATGGAACAAACAGGAATCTATCAGGGTCCTGAAGGGTTCAAGAAAGATAAGCGCGGAGAGAAGCTCGCAGAGTCTGATGAAGACTTACGCGAACACAGAACCGATGCTACTGATGCATTCGACAGCTTGTACATTGGCATGAACAACTTCCCAGTTGAATCCTCATTCAACTCAAGCATGGTGAGCGACTTCGTATAGTCGCTCACTTCATTTCATTCAACCCACCTTTAAGGCTTCCAAAACACAATGTACCATTGATTTTTGTAGGAAGCATAATGTCATTACACAAAAAATTTATCGAATAGCTAAATTTTAAGAGTAATGGCCGTATTACCGTGCATTTTCACAATTTCACGCCGTTTTATTAACGTATGTTAGCATATAACACGCTTTTCCAAGGTTGTAATGACAAGTGACCGAGAGGGCGGGGCGGGGTCTATAGACTCAAACAAACTTTAAATAAAAGTTTGCAAAGGCGTTTGTGGCTGATTTTCAGTGGTATTTGATGTTGAAAGTCGGAAAACGGCAAAAAATGACGAAAGAAATACGGCTTTTATGTGCTATAACTATTTGCATTTAAACCATTTAGATATAAATATAAATAGTAACTAAATCACCGGTGATTATTTTTACCGTTTTGGCAAAGCAAAGCGTTGGATCTCCAACATAAAAGTATATCTCTCTATCATATTTTTTATTTTATATATTATTATATTACACATTATCATAACATTATATGTAATATTAAGAAAAAGATATAAAAAAGAGTGCAAAATAAAAAATCAGCTTACTACTTTACTACCTTACTATTATACTATGTAATTTATTGAATGATAAAAGAATAAAGGTAGTAACCTTATGATTTTTATGTTTTGAATAACGTTACTACTAATTACTACCAAAATAACGTTACTACTTAATTTTGTTTTTAAGTTGCTGATATTTAAATATTTATTGGTAGTAGTACGGTAGTACGTCATTTTAAAAAAATATTTTTTTGAAAAATGCAGTTTTTTGAATCAATATTCTGTTTGTCAGTCGATTAAATTAATGTTTTTTAATATAATCATGATTCTAGATTATATTTTTGCTTCATAAAAGTTTTGTAATTGATTGTTTTTGGAAAAATGAGTTAAGAGTTAGAAAAGTTTTTTCGGTTGGTTGGATTTGATTTATTTCATATTTATGTGCATGTTTAATATTGCAATGTTGAAATATTGTTTTAATTGGCTGATTAATAGGTGTTTAGTATTGCATATGTCGCTAAATTGTAGTAATTTAGCGTAGCGAAAGGGGAAATCGAGCCTCCCCGACGAATAAACTTTTTATTAATTTACAAAAACAAAATTTTATGAAAAACAATTTGAAAGTAGTTGAACCAACTAACGAGACAATCGAGAACGTAACATCTAAACTTGAAGCCCAACTTCAAGAAATCACTCACAAAAAAAGGTTAGCCGATAATCGGGCTGTTTTCCTTTTGAAAAATTCATCGCTAGAGGAATTTAAAAAACAGATTGACCAGGAGATTAATTCGGGCAATTTTGAATCAACAAAATTTAAGTTGACATTCACGACTAATGGTGGATATCGTGATGATGAAAAGTTTACAATTTCAAATACAGATTTGATTTTGTTCTTTATCATGGGTTTAAATACCAAAATTTTGGACGAGGTTTCTAAAATAGAAACTGAATTGGTAGGATGAAAAAAGCGTGTGAGACTGGATTTCGAGCCGTCTCACACGCTTAACTTTTTATTAATTCAAAAAATCAAATTTTAAAAACTAACATCACAAAAGTATGGAAACTCAGGCAAATATACAAGCGAAGAGAAAATTTTCTACTAAACGTCAACCAACGGAAGCCCAAAAGGCGGCCATGAAAGCAAAGAGGGACGAATTAAAGGCACTTTCTAAAGGTATTCAGATACTTGTAAAAGAGGGGAAATATGATACTGTAAACGAGGGAGTAATCGATATTTACGCAAAAAACGGACACGTAAATTTGAAAACGATGCACCAATGGAATGAAAGAAACATGAGTGTGAAAAAGGGAGAAAAAGCCTTATTGTTGTGGGGAAGTCCGAAGCGACACAAAAAAAAGGAGGAAGTAACAACACCTGAGCAGGAAGATAGGAAAATGGATTTTTACCCTCTTTGCTTTGTTTTTTCTGAAAAGCAAGTACACCCAACAGCAGCAAAATAACGCTTAAAACGGTCTGAAAAGTGGCTTCACTGCTCTAAAAAAGAGGGGTGAAGCATTGTTTTTGGACTACTTTTGTCCCGCCAAAAGTAGCAAAAGGCGGAAAACGCCCGAATAGGGCAGAGTAGAAAAATAAATTTTTAGAAGTTTTATTCCCCAATCTACGATTCGGGGATTTTTGCGTTAATTTAATTTGTACCTTTGTTGCTCAACTTTATTTTAAAATGGATAATAATGAAAAGAATGTTATTTGTATTCTCAGTTATTTTGTGTTTGGAGTCGTGTTCTCATAAAGAATTGTCGGTGTATGATTTACAACAAAAGTCATTAAGTTCAGGTACCCATGTTGACACAATTTTTAATGATTTGGTATTTAATTGTACTGATAGTATGGTTTATAAATGTTTGGGAATCAATATTGGGGATAAATACACATTTCCTGTAAAGGAATTAGAAAACTACTTTTTTGATGTATCGCCCCATTTTTTTAATGATAGCTTGTATGAAATTGATTTCAATTTACCTGATCAATATTATAGATTTTCAGATATTGAAAATGTGTATAAATTAAAATATGGTGATCCAGATACGACAATTAAATCAAATGTATCAAAAACAAATTTAGTTGAATCATATTGGTTTAATTCAAATCTACAAATTAAAGTCTCCAGTAGAGAATCGGAATTATTTAATAGTGTGTCGATACTTTATACAGATTTGTCAAGGAGTACAATAGGTCCTGGAATAGTATCAGATGACATAAATTATTTCAATTATTGGACACAGAAGTATTATGAAACTGTTTATCTACCCAAAAAGAAGACAAATTTGAAAGGTATTTAATATTTTTTTTAGTTTATGTATTGCCAATTCAAATATAGTTCCGATATTTGCAACGCGAAACAAACAAAAACCGAGCAACTGAAAGCGTTGCCCATTTTTACTAGGGCTTTTTTTATGCCCAAACCGTCCATACTTTGAAACGACGGCTGTATTTAAATTCTGTCAATTTTTGAGCTTTGCTCGGGATTGTTTGTTTCGCGACCGGAATTTGTACAGCCGTTTTTCTGTACATACAACTAGCGAAACAAACAATCCAAAATGAGTAAAAACAAAATTTCAGTTACCTATGCGGTAACATTCACTGAAGCCGTTGTAAACGGGTCGAAAACTTACCCGGCTAATCAAGAGCACACTTTCAAAACTCAGTCACCAACTAATCACCCAGCTGACATATTTGATGCCGCTTGGGATGCTGTTCACAAACTATTTGGATGCATTGTAAAAGGGATGTTCACAAAAATACTTCCACTTGCCGGTGATCCTGTAATTAAAAGTTGGAAGGAGGCTGAAAATGTTTAGAACTTCAGTACGTAGACATTATCCACAAAAACCAATAAAACAACCTATATGTGGTCGTAATGTATTGGGAATTATAGAAGCTAAATTACTTCTTCAGTCTGTTTTTTCGAAACTTGATAAACGTCTGAATCAGGAAGCACTGGTTAGTTTTAAAACTGATCACAAAAATGCCGATATTTCGTTTGTTATTGGTACCAGAGAAATGCACATTAGTTTTACGGAAGGAGGTCAATCATGCTAGATGAACAAGAACCAGGTGCAGCACTGGATTATAAAATTGTAATTTTATCCAGGTATTGTGGCGAGTTTCAACCGGCTACAAGTGAAACTGTAACGATACGCAAAACGAGTGAGGAAATTAAACTCGATATTCGCCCAATGGCGGACTTATCGACGAATGAAATTGCGGCTTATATGGCTACACACAATTATACTATTGGATTCGATGATAATACTCCGGTATGGCTTATGCGAAAAGATGGCGAAATGGAACTTCGCCAACACGAATAATTTATATCTTTGTGAAAAAAATAAATAGTATATGCCGGAAAATAAAGCTAAAGAATTAATTTTTCTATTTGGGAGTGAAGATGCATTTATAGTAGCAACCATGTTATTTTCTGAATCATATTCTTATGTTGATCCTTACTCAAAATGGAAAAATGATTTCAATGAAATATATACAAATAGTGAAAGATCTAAGTATTGGTCAGAAGTTATAGAATGCATTAAAAAATTGAGATAGTATGAAAAATAAAGTAAATATTTATAAAACTGGTTCATGGATAAAAATGGACCTTGAAAAACAGGCAGAAGAATTGAATGATGTAATTAATGATTTTGTTGAAGAAAATGAAAGAATTATTAATATACAGCTAGTTCAGGATAATGGTTATTGTTACTATTTAATTTATACAACTACTTTGTAATTTCCAATAATAATAATAATTTTTTCTTGTCTTTTTTTACCTTCTAGCGGTTGACTTAATTTGTACTACAAATTAAATCAACCGCTTTTTTTATGACAATAATTCAAGAACCTGCCGATAATAGCCTTTATTTTCAGAAATCAATACCGGATATCATTCTTCAAAAGAATGGTGCCGATACTTTATTGATGTTTGAATTGAAGAAAGGTGCGGATGTGATTCTTCTCGAAAAATATGTGTATGATGTTGCCGGATTTATTCATATCCGGAATATTGGTGAAATTGTAGAAAAGTATTTCACGCTGTCGGAATTACTCCTGGGGTTCAGCTTCACAATAACAGAGGGTGCAACTGTTCATACTGTTTCGTTCAGATGCCTAAAGTGCGATGCTGATATGAGTGTGGAAGCGGTATTATGGACTCAGCTTAATTTCCTTACTCGTTCTTTCCTCGAAAAAAGAACTTCAAAAAGTAGAAATGAATATCTTTCCTTTCTTCAAAAAAACAGTTACGGTGTTGTAAATAAGCAATTCAAAGTATATTATATGCTTGACAATGTGCTTACTAATTTAGTTGGGACACTTGGAAACATAGCAGCTTCTGTGGCTGATCAGATTACTACCTTCAATGCTTCGATGGGTGAGTTGCTTACAGCTGCTAACCTTGCCGGAAGTACAAAAATACTTCAGTACGAAATTTGGGTGACCGGTACCGGTTTTGAAACTCAAAAATATAGTTACCTAGTTGACAATTCGCCCTATCGTGATCGGAAATACTTTGTATTTACAAATTGTTTCGGGGTTCTCGAAACATTCACGGCTACCGGTAGAACTGATATCAAGAAAACTCCAGAGTATAATCTGGGGAATATTGAAAATCACTACCGAAAAATCAGTCAGGATTTTGTGGCTGAAAATTCGATTTACAGTGGTTTTTTTATTGAGAATGAAATGGATTGGGGTGATGATTTATTGCTCAGCTATAATATTTCAACCTATACGCCTGGTGCAACCGGATCTGAAAAGGAAATAGCACTTACAACAGTGGATAAAACGGATACTGAGGCCAACGAGCTGCAAGCATTTAAGTTTGAATACCGCTATTCTAAAACTAATCATCGCGAGTTTGTAAACGCCGCCAAAGGCATATTCGATGACACTTTCGACGAAAAATTTGATTAGCCCCCTAACCCCCTGAAGGGGAATTAATTTGAAAAATAGATTTTATGCTGCATATAAGTACATTAAGAAAAACGCTGAATTCGAAAAAGGAATTCAATTGCCGGGTATGGACCAGTGACGGAGGAATAATGGTTTGCAACAAAGTAGTTTGTACGTCGAACTACCACAAAGGAACTGCTAATCTAATGTTTACAGAAAGTAGAGAGGTACGAAAAGTGAGAGTGATTTGTATTTTTGAATTGAACGACGAAGAAATATACTTATAGACCCCTAATCCGTCAGCTGACGGAGAAATTAATAGGACTAAAATTTTTATTATGATAGATTTTGAACAACAAGTTTTCGAAATTCCGGTAGATGAGATAGCTGCTCGTGCTATTGATAAAATAAACGAAGGGACTACCGTTTTTGACATTGACGAAAGCGTTACGCCGACAAAGATAGAAGGTGTTCCTGCCGGTGTTCGTGGATATGTGCCGTGGGGAAGTGATAACCTACGTCCGAATGCAGTGCTTGAGCTAAGGCGCAAGGATGAGGTTATGTCATCGAATATATTTTTCAATATCCTGGCGGCTTATGGTGCAGGCTTGAGCATTGAACATCCGGATGAAGGTAAGAAAGTTCAGAATAAGGAGGTTCTTTCTTTCTTCAAGTATAACCGGCCGGTGAAATATATGATGGAGCAGCAAACGGATATGAAACACTTTTTCTTCACTATCACGGTTTTAATTCTGAGCGGCGATGGTGCAAAAATCGTTCAAATACGGCACAAGGATGCTGCTTATTGCCGATTTGAAACATGTAATCCAAAAACTGGGAAAATAGAACATGTGTATTATGCCAACTTTGAAAATGGTACTCCAAAATTTGAAAATTGCGAAATAATTGAATTGCTGGATCCTGCAAATCCGCTTGGAGATTTGGAAGTACGCATGGGTAAAATTCCGGGAGAGGATGGCAAGAATGCAACGCCAACAAAAACAAGAAAGTTTGCAATGGTGAATGCTATTCCGGTACCAGGGAATAAATATTATCCTTTTCCGTACAGCTGGGCAATTTTCAACAGTGGATGGTATGATATCAAGCAATTGATTGCTGAAGGTAAGAAAATTAAGTTCAAGAATGGGCTTGTGATTAAATACCAGGTAGAAATCAATCGCGCGTACTGGACAAATGTTTTCAAGGATGAAAATATCACTGATGTTGTAAAGCAGGCCGATAGGGTTAAGACTGAAAAGGAGAATATAAAATCGTTTCTTACCGGTATGGTAAATGCCGGCAAAGTTTGGTTCACGGGTTATTATGTAGATCCAAATGGAAAAGAGAACTCGATGATTAAGATCAATGTCATTAACCCGGGCAAAGAGGGTGGCGACTGGATCGATGACACTGAGGAAGCAAGTAATATGGAGTGTTACGCCGACAGCGTTCACCCGTCGCTTATCGGTGCAACACCAGGGAAATCGAAAGGCGGATTCTCCGGGAGTGATAAGCGTGAATTATTCACGATAAAACAAGCGTTGGAAGTTCCTATTCGTCAGATATTACTCGAACCTTACTTTGTAATTATCAATTACAACGGTTGGGAGAATGATGTAAAAGTAGATATCCCATTTATGCAACTTACAACCCTTGACGAAAAAACATCTGCAAAAGTGAAAACGGCTGATCCGAACGCTCAGGGACAAGAATAGTAATAATTAATCATTCGAAAATTATGATAATTACAGACATTGATAAATTTATAAAATGTATTCCTACAGCTGAACAGACGGAATGGAAGGCAATTGAATCGTTCATTATGACGGCTGATAATGAAATTCAAACATTTCTGACCGGATCTGATTTGTATGATTCTATTTCAGCGCTCGCAGAAACTGACGCTTTGAAAATTAATTTGTACAATCTGATTTCATTCAAGGCTTACCAGAGTGCTATTCCATTTATGGACCTTGTCCAGACTCCTAACGGTTTTGCAGTAATGAGTAACTCCAATCAGGCGCCGGCATCCAAAGAACGTGTAGAACGACTGTTGGCATGGTGTGATATTATGATCGATAGGGCTACCGATTTGCTTATCACTACCACCATGCAGAGTGCAACGGCATTGGTGGAATGGACAAAGTTTGTAGGGTTTAATGATCTGACGAATTGTTTCTTTATTACCGGAATTGATTTCTCTGGCTACTTTAAACAATCGGATCTGAAGCGGAAAACATTCCTCGATTATAAAAATGACTTGATGTACTGTCAGGAGAATGTATTGGCAGTTACCTTCAGTAAAGAGGTAATAAATGAGTTAGTGACTCAAATACGGACGAATACTTTGACGGAAAGCAATAAAAAAGTGCTGAGTCAAATGAAACAAGTAATGGGTAAATATGCTAACGGATTGAGGGGTGATGAACTTAAAACACAATCGGGATCATTCAAAATGATTTATGAAGGGTTGAAGGGAAATACAACTTACGAAAGTACGCCTGAAGCAATAGTGCGATTGCCAGGAACAAATTACGAGAATAAACAAACAGATCCAACTTACTTTTTTGGTTACTAATTATGAGTACAATCAACTTAACTTGCCCCCGAAATTATGGGGAGATGTCAGAAAAACAAATTAGATATGTAGCAGCTCTGCAACATGCGGGTATGTCCGAAATAGCTATCTGGACTAAATGCTTCGTTAGATTTACAGGTATAAAAGCCATTGGTGGGACGAATGAAAGATATTTTTTCATGAAAAAGCATCTCAAGGGATTTTTTTCGCTCAGTATTGAAGAAACGTGTTCGTTCGCAAAGAAACTCGATTTCTTGACAACAAAATACGTTGGAATACAACCAATGTCGAGAATAAGAATGTACAGGCCGTGTGATAAACTATTGCGCGATACGGTTATGCTTCAGTATTTGGATGCTGAAAATTACTATCAAGCTTTTTTGTTTACCAAAGAACCTGATCACTTGCACAAGTTGATGGCTACCCTGTATCAGCTTCCAGGGAAAAAGTATAGCAATGATTTGAGTAAATGGCATATTAAACGAATGGCGAGACGTTCGGAGGTTGAAAAACTGATTGTTGTGATGTGGATGATTGGCATTAAGGAGGCTTTCAAAAAGCAATGGCCTTATTTATTTCATTCAACAAATCCGGATGATGAGTTTGACCAGGGAACTGCTCCGGATATGCACACTATTATTCAAAATCAGATACGAATGCTCACCGGTGGTGATATAACGAAGCGTAGCGAGGTGCTAAGCTCCAGCACTTGGGCAGCACTGGACGAATTGAATACTAAGGCCAGGGAATCGATGGAAATTGAACAACAACTGAAAAATAATTGATATGTTTGATGCAATAGCCTATTTTGAAGATAAAAACGGGAAACTGAAACTAACAAAAGGTAATTATACATTTTGTAGGGTTTCCGGACTGAATAATATGGAGGAAGTTATTCAAAACATGAAAACTTCAAAATCATTTTTGGCAGTGGATGATACTGACGATGGAATGACTGTGAAACGGGGTGGTGCATGGTTCAACCGTAGAAGTGTGTTTATTTATATATTGAAGAAATTCAAACAACAGGATCAATCGGATAGAAAGGCAAAGGTGGAAGAAACCCGCTTGGTACACAAAAGTTTGCTTTCAAAATTGATCGTTGATAAACATGTAGTTCCGGAACTACAGTTTTTTGATGACAATAGAATCCCATTTCATGAAGTACCGGGTATGTTTGTAGCTGAAACGTGTGGAATTTATTTTTCGATAATGATAGAAGAACCAATAAACTTGGAGTATGTCGCCTCAGAGTGGGAATAAAAATGATTATTATCGTGCCTGGGCAAAAATGATGATCACTATTTGGCAGGATAAGATAGCAACGCTCAACATTCGCGATACAGGTGAATTATTCAAGTCGTTCTCTTTGGAACTAGCCATGCAAGCCGGTGGCGATATTGATAAAATTGAATTTACATACCTGTATTACGGTCGGATGGTAGACATGGGAGTGAGGCGAGGAATAACGATGAATGATACCGGAAAAAAGGCAAAAAAATGGTACAATAAAACGTGGTACCACTCTTTCAAAATTCTAACTGAAAAGCGATCCGAAATGTACGGAGAGGAATTCCAGGCAATAATTTATGAGACACTCAATTTCTGAGTGTCTTTTTTTTTGCCTTCCAAACTCAGTTTCTTTGTTTCAAAAATAACACGATATGACAATTGATGACTTATTAGCGGCAGCCGAAACCATAAAAAACGAAAATGGTGTAGGTAAGAATACCAGCACTAGAGTTGGTGCATTATTGTCCAACATGATCAATCATTTTGCAACTAATATTTCTCCAGAAACTCAATCACTTATTGATGAAGCAGTAAAAAAATATACTTCAGGAGTTCGAAAAGGAATGACTGTACAGTTTGATCCAGGCTTACCTCTTCCGGCAGGTTTTGTTTTTGCTAACGGTAATGGTGGTGTAAAAATTAATGGTGTAACTATTCCTGATTGGAGAGGAAGGGTTCCTGTAGGTTTTGATCCGTTATCAGCACTGATACCGGCTAATGCGGATAAAAGTGTAAAAAATTACGGCAAGGTTGGGAATACCGGTGGTGTAACCGGCATAAAACTTACTGGTAAGCAATCGGGGTTAAAAAAGCACAAACACAGAATTATTGATATCGAATCTGACAATTCAGGTTCGAGCAAAAATGCTCTAAAAGTAGAAAACACAGATCATATAAATGGTGTACAAGTTTACACTGCTGAATCAGGTTATGAAGATGCTGAAGAATCTTTTGATAACCGTATGGAATATGGTGTTGCCTATTGGATTACAAAATTTAGTGATGACTACACAGCTGAGTATAACTCTGCATGGCATAGTTACCTGGATACGACTACCGACAATCCAAAGCTTACTGAAGCTGAATGGGTAGCTGCGATGAAAGGGGATGATGGCCGTGGTATAGTATCAAATGATCTTATATCCGGTAACGGTACCGCCGGTACAACAGATACGTATAGAATTACCTATACGGATGGTAGTCATACTGATTATACAGTAGTGAATGGTGCTAACGGTAATCCAGGCACTCCAGGTTCTTCCACCGAAACTGCTCCTTACAACCTTTCCGGATTAGATGCTGACATTGAAATTGGCACTAAGGCTAGTCACACGATGTTGGAAGCACATTCATTTACGGCAGCCGATATTTATTTGGAGTCGACAGCTGCACCAACTGATTTTGCCATTGAGGTTGATGTGAAGAAAAATGGAGTGTCTATTTTCAGCACAAAACCAAAAATAAATGCCGGATCACTTCATCTCACTGCTGCACCGGTACTGGTTGCAACGCCAACTGTTTTCGCTGTTGGCGATATCAGAACCGTTTCAGTTGAATCGATCGGAACAACCGAAACAGGTAAAAATTTAGTGTTATCAATATTAATGCATAAATAATAAATAAAAAAATACAAATATGAAAGCAATTAAAATTCTTTGGAAAGTTCCGGTTTCAGAACGTGATTACGCAGGTATTAATGGTGGAATCGTTGGTGGTAGAGATTGGCAAGTAGCATCAACATCTTTCAATTTCCCGTCTTCCGATCCTAATTTCGACCCAACATTGGCAAACCCGATGGAGGAGATGTTGATAATGACAGATGTTGTAATGCAATCACCTCCAGAACCTAGAGTTTATAAAGCCGAAATGTATGTCACACCTACAAACGTGAAGAATTCTACATTCACTAAGGTGAATGAGTATCAAACGCAAACTCGTTACGTATTCAAATCACTGCTCGACTTGGTCGCTGCTATTAATCAGCGTGAAGATGAAGCAAATATCAAGGTTCGCTTAGAGTCTAAATTTGATAAGGTATCAATGGTTAGTCAGCCGATTGTTTCAAAATACGGAACGGTTACCTTGACCGAAATTGAGCAAAAGATATACGATCGTGTAATGGAAGTGCAAGCTCGCGCTATTGCCAATGACGAGAATTCACGCCGATTGATGACAATCGCAGAATTCAACGATTCACACCCAGTTGAAGAACACCAGGTATTTGATATTAATAGCGGTTGGCAAGAGGATGGAATTACACCGCTAGATATTCCATTCAACGAACTATTCAACGCATAGTCATGCGATTTTCATTCATTCAAAAAGAGCCAACGAGTATGTATTTCTACAATGCTTTTAATCAATCTCCAGCAGTAGCACCACTCACGATGGAAGCTTTTGTGGCACCGGCCGATTTCAATCCGGACGCGCAAGAACTGAATATCGTACAGGCTTTTGCTGCCTATCCTGATGTGAATAAGAAGTATATATTCTCTGTTGGTACTCCTACCACCACAGTGCTTCCTGCTGTAGCTGGTAGAAGTTATGCCTATTCGCAAAATGGAGGTGCATATACGACTATTGCAAGTGGTACTGTCACGTGGACTGTTAATAGTACGAAGAGAAATGTGATAGTTATTGATGTAGCATCAACAGTTATAGCAGATATTCCTTCATCTGCTATTTGGGCTTATATGAGTCAATTCGTGTATACAATTTATGCAAATGGAGCCAGTACATTAAAACACATACATTGTGAAATGCTGTCATCTATCACGTCTATTGCAAACTCATCATTTAGTTATTGTGCTAGCCTATTTGGCGATTTCATGCTTCAAAATTTGACTGAGATAGGTAATGATGCATTTTACAACTGCTATTCAAATCATACTAACGACTTATTGATCATTGGAGCTGATATTATTCATTTAGGAAGCAGATGTTTTGGAAATACAGGATTGTTTAAAAAAGTAGAGTTAAGAAAGAAAATTGCCTTAACTTGGGAGCACGCAAATGGCGCTACTATTGATACTTCTAATGCTATTCATCTAACAACGGATGCTACAGGATATAATAATTGGCCATGGACTATGTATACAAAAATTTACGATTTATAAATTTAAATACACATATATGATTAAATTTGATTATTTACAAGCATTATCTATTACGGTAGTAACAGCCGTAACAGCCTATTTTGATAGCACCATAACGTTTTTAGCTGCTTTATTGATAGCTTTCGTTTTCAATATTTTTGCTGGTTTCCGAGCCGATGAGGTGCACCTGAAGATACAGCGCATTTTTCCACCTATTTTCCTGAAGAATTTTCAGGGAAATAAATTCAAGGATTCTCTGATGGAGTTGATGCTGATTACTTTCGTTACGTATCTGTTGAAGATCATTGTTGACCTAATGAAGTACGAGAATCAAAGTACTTACCTGGTCCAGTTTCTTAATGCTATAGCTATTTACTACTACTTACGTAATGCGTTGAAAAATCTAAAAACGGTGTATCCTAAAAACAGATTTATAGCGGTTGTATACTTCTTGCTTGCGTTCAAATTCCGTCAGTTAATCGGCGGTGAAATAGCGGATATAGTCGACGAAAACGAAAATAAGGAGGTACTAAAATGAAAGAATTGCTACCAATAGTTTGGAATGCAGCTGCTAGCTTCAAGATTGAATCACGAGCAGTAATGGCATTTATCTCTGCCGAAACAGGCGGAAAAGGTTTCGACGATGTAACCGGTAAGATCATAATACAATTTGAACCTAGCTGGTACCGCAAAAAAGCACCTTATGCACCGTCCGGAAAGTGGTCGCTGAATAAAGTGGAAGTTCAGAGCAAAGAGTGGCTTGCATTTAATGATGCATTCAGCAAAAATAAAACGGCAGCCATGGAAGCGACATCAATAGGAATCGGGCAAATAATGGGATTCCATTGGAAACGCCTGGGCTACGAATCAGTTCATGCTATGTGGGATGATGCTAAAAAGGGTATCGATCGGCAGATATGGCAGATGTGTAAATTTATTGCTACTGATATTAAACTTATGTCGGCACTTAAAGCTCACGACTGGGATGGTGTGGCATCGCTCTATAATGGTGCTGCATACAAAGAGATGGCGATTAAATGGGGTCGCGAACCGTATAATATTACTCTAGCAAATGCTTACTTAAAATACAAATAATATGAAAAACATACTCAAAAAATCGCTGATTTCATTTTACAGCGTGTGGATAACCGTAATGCTTGTATTAGTCGTAATCGCTTTCTCCGGTTGCTCTAGCACCAAGAAAGTTGAGAAAACGAAAGTAAATGAATCGGTTGCTACAACTGTAGATTCCAAAATCGATCAGTCGAAAACTGAATCGCTAAAAGTTACGGACAAAACCGAAAAAGTTACGGACAAATCACTCGTTCAGATTGAAGATGAGACGAATGAATTCGAAACTCGTAGAACAGAATATGACAGTAGTGAACCAATTGTTCCAGGAACCAACAAACCACCGGTGAAATCTGAAACGGTTACTACCAATAAAAAATCGTCCAAAAAAGATATTAAAAGTTTGGACAATTCAACCGAGAAAAAGACTTCGGATGCGGCTTATACGTCACGTATGGAAGCAAGCATGAAATTACTCCAGTCACAGAATGCAAAACTGATAGCTGAAACGAATAGCAAAGAGACTAAATCAGTCACCTGGTGGCGATGGTTCTTGGCCGGTATGTGTATTCCTATCGGAATTGGCGCACTTGTGAAGTTTGGTGCTTTTTCGAAGTTGTTTGTTTTTGTCCTGAAAATATTTAGAGTTAGAAAATAGCTTTTTGTTTTCCCAATAGTTTTAAAGTTAAGTTGATAAACCGTCATTCGTTGTGAAACGAGGGCGGTTTTTTTTTGTCTTTTTTCGCGCGATGGCTTATGGCTTAGTTTGCATAACTAATCATAGAGTTATGAATCAAAACGAAACATCAACCAGTACCGTACTGCTCAATGGAGAGCAGGCAAAGCAGGAACTAACCGCCCTTGAGCAAAAGGCAAATAATCTGAAGTGGCGATTAATTGAGGCGAATGAAGCGGGAGACGGTAAGGCTTTTACCAAATTGTCGAAAGAACTGAAGGAAACTCAAAAAGAGATGAAACAGTTGGCTAAAGATAGTTTCGACCTCAAAAAAGTATTGGATAACCTTTCGGGTTCTTCAATGAAGGATTTAGCAAAAGCCAAAAAAGAACTTGATAAGCAACTCGGTAGCCCTACTATTGTTCGGAATTCGAAAGAATGGAAAGAACTTCAGACACAATTGAGAGCCGTTAAGTCGGAGATGTCAGCAGTGAATGATGAGTCAAGGATTGGTGAATCATCTTCGAGTAGACTGGCAAATGGGTTCAATAAGTATTTTTCAATGCTTACTGCCGGACTGGCGGCTATCACCGGTGTAGTATTCGGAATAAAAGGAATAATTGAAAGTAATGCTGAGCTATCGGATAGCTTTGCCGATGTAATGAAAACTACTAACTTAACGAAAGTAGAAGTACAATCACTTTACTCACAATTCAAGGACCTTGATACTCGTACCCCAAGAAAAGAATTACTTCAGCTGGCGTCTGATGCCGGGAAACTGGGTATTGATGGAAAGCAGAATATAATGGATTTTGTTGACGCTGCCAATCAGATAAAAATAGCATTGGGTGAGGATTTGGGCGAAGATGCCATTAAGAGCATTGGTAAAATGGTGAGTGTATACAGCAGCTCAACAAAGGAAATCCAGGATAAAGATTTAAAGGGACAAATGTTGGCAATCGGATCGGCAGTGAACTCTATAGGCCAGAACTCGAGTGCTAATGAGGATTATCTTGTCCAATTTGCCGGAAGACTTGGTGGAGTTGCTAAACAAGCAGGGATAGGGGCTGATGCAATATTAGGATATGCTTCCGCCTTAGACCAGGACATGCAACAGGTAGAAATGTCGGCTACAGCATTGCAAAACTTCATTATGAAAGTAATGGGTGAGCCGGCTAAATTTGCAAAGATGGCCGGTATTCCGGTAAAGGAATTTGTAACATTGCTCAATACTGATGCCAATGCTGCCATAAAGAAAGTATTGCTTGCATTGAACGATAAAGGTGGCTTCCAGGCACTGATTCCATTATTCAAAGATATGGGCTTAGACGGAGCGCGAGCTGTTGGAGTTCTTAGCGCATTGGCCGGAAGTATGGACAAAGTGGATGCTGCTCAAAAATTAGCAAGTCAATCATTGATCTCAGGGACTTCGATAACTAAGGAGTATAATATTCGGAATACAAATTTAGCGGCTTCGCTCGAAAAATTAGGGCAAAATATAAAAGGTTGGTATATGAATTCGGGATTTGTAAGTTTCCTTACCAATATGGTTTCGGGTATGGAGCAACTTACTAAATCGGCAAAATCAGCAGCAAAGGAGTATGAAGACACCAATAGAAGTGTACTAAACCTGAAAATGAATATTGAACCTTTATTGGATAGATATGACGAATTAGCTAAAAAAACAAACAAATCGGCTACCGAAAATGCCGAAATGAAGAAAATAATTACGGAAGTAACAAGCGTGATGCCAGGCGCCACCAGTGCAGTTGATAAGTACGGAAATGCGATCGCTATTTCAACCGGTAGAGTCCGGGAGTTTATCTCTGCCGAAGTTGCTCGTTTGGGAGTTGTAAATAAAAAAGCAATTGAGGAAAATAAAGATAGTCTTGCCGAAATTGAACTTCAGTTGATAAACTCAAAACGTAGAGTTGATGAGATAAATAAAACAGGTACTTATACTTATGATAAAGTAAATAAGAAAACGGGTGATTATGATAGTTTTAAAGCAACACCCGAAATGGTTGCAGCTGCTCAGGCTACCTACCGACAATTACTCCAGGATAAAAAAGGTTACGAATCGGAAATTGAACGATTGAACGGTGCCTCGCTTCAGAAAGAAATTGATGCTGCCGAAAAAGCACGTAAACAGAAAGAATCGGAAGCCGAACGGGAACGTGAATACTGGAAGAAATCAAAGGCTGAACTGTTGGCACTAATCAAGAACCATGATGAGTTAGCTAAGAAAGTTTATGCAGCAAAATTCCCTATTATACCAGGTGACCCCGAAGGTGATAAAAAAGCATTGAAACATGCCGAGGAAGTTGTCGAAAAATGGAAACTTGCTCAAGAGTCAATTTTGAAAGAGAAACGATTGAAAAATTCAGACGGAATTGATACTGAAGAACGTTATCAACTCCGATTGCAGAATATTCAAATTGAATACTTAGAGAAAAAGAAAAAACTGTACAAAAAAGGCAGTAAGGATGCTTTAGAGGCTGAAAACCAAATTAAAGATATCCAGTTGAAGCAACAAGAAGAACTCAAGAAACGTAGGGAACAGGAAGATAAGTTATCCTTAGAAAGTTTTAAACGTTCGCATGAAGCGGAACTGAACATTGCTGTAGCCAATGATTTGCTAAGGCGTAATCAGTTGGAAAAAGAGTTTTCGGAAGGTACTAAAACTCAGGATCAGTACGATGAGGAAGTAATAAAGCTGGACGTTGAAACGGCTTACGAACGCCTTCAGATAGCCAATAATTTTGCAGAAGATGTTGCCAACTTCCACTTTGATACGGAAGAAGAAAGGGTTAATACCATAAAATCGGCTAACGATGCAGCTCTGGAAGCCGATCGGGCCTATCAGATTGCAAAGCGAAAGCTTGCAAAAGATGGATTGGACGCGGTTCGTGAAATTGAAAAACGATACGGAGTAAATTCGGCCAAAGAAAAACGCGATGAATATAAAAATGATCTTGCTCTTTTTAAGAATGCTCTCGAGAACAAAAAAATTACACTTGAGCGATACAATAAGGCTGTATCTGTACTCAACAGAAAATATGCAGAGGGTAAAGCACAAGATATATTGGATGTTGCAAATGAGGCCGCCAATTTCTCATCCAAACTTCAGGAACGCGAAATTACTGCAGTAGATAATAAGTATGCAAAACAATTAAAAGCCGCTGAAGGTAATGCTGAGGCAACTAAAGCACTCCAGGAAAAGGTTGAGCTGGAGAAAAAGGATATAAAGAAAAAATATGCTGATATAGATTTTGCGATTACTGCAGGTCAAATAATTGCCAGTACAGCACTGGCAATAATGAAAGCAGCTCCTAATATTCCATTGCAGATACTTACGGGCTTAACCGGTGCTGCCGAGTTAGTTTTGGCAAATGAGCAACGTGAGCAAATAAAAAATTTATGGACCGGTGGTTTTACGGATCCGGGAGGAAAATTTGAACCCCGTGGTATTGTCCATGCTGGAGAATTTGTCGGAAACCAAGATTCTACTTATCATACACCTATCAGAAAAGTGTATAATCTTGTGGACTATGCCCAAAGAACTAATACAGTAGCTAAAATCACGAATGAAGATATCGCCCGAGCTGTAGGAATAAAATCGGGGTATTCGAGCGGTGGATTTGTATCGCAAGGTGCTGCAGCTGGTAATGGTTTTCAAAGTACTATCTCAGTTCAAGATTTAGCCGTAATACGAGCTACCATGGCTGAAAGTAATGCTATTAATGCAGCCCTTTTGGCTCAACTTCAGAAAGGTATTGTCGCAAAATCAGTCATTTCGGGGAATGATGGTACGGCTAAGAAATTGGAAGAATATTATAAATTGATTAATAACGCAAGAAGATGACGGAGTTCTTTATTAATTTCAAAAAGTTTCCAGAGTTGCCGGAATGGAATGAGTTAGTATTACCTGATGATTATGAATTTACGGAAACTGAAGAAAATCCGGAGATAACTTCTTTTGGTAGCTATACTCTTGATATCACAGTTTCTCTTTTAGAAGCAAGAAACGCGATTGCTTTTCGGTTTATAAATAGAGAGAATAATTCAGACATTAAACAAACAGCAGATGCGCGTAAAATTGAAAATGGAAAAGTAACATCAGGAACGATTGAAATTCAAAAGAATTCGGATGTAGATGTTACTTTTCAGTTTCTGTCCGGGAATTCAGAGTTGAATTACATTGCTAAGAATGAGAAAAAGATTTGGGAACTGGATTGGGGAGTGGAGACTGATATTAATTATTCAAAAGCACTGGATAGCATAACGAATCCTGCATATATCAAAAAATTTGTTTGTGCGCCTGTCAAACTAGGATCAGAAGTAGTAAATGATTATACGCTCGAAAATGGCGTAGGAACAGCTCAAGAAAATGGCGGAATTGCAAATATGTTTAAAATAAATGGCATTTCAGGCAAGATAGTGATGCAACCATATCTATTATATTACGTCAATAAATTGCCAGAATTATTAGGTTATACCCTTGAACATAATGTGCTAAATACGAATGAGCGGGCAAAAATAATGTATCTTGTAAATGCTGTCGGATCATTGAACTATGCTGATGCATTGCCAGATATGACAATTTCGGAATTTATTGATGCTATAGAACAGTTTTTTAATGTTTCATTTCTTGTTAATGCCTCCCAAAAAAGCATCTCCATCGAATCATTATCATCTAATTTGGCAAATAAAAAAACAGTAGCTGTAAGTGACGTGTTGGATGGATATGAACGAGATATGTCAACTAAATTGGAATCTATTCGATTAGATTTTACAAAAGTGAGTTATGATTTATCAGATTCCTTATATTTTAAATATCAAAAATTGAATGATGATATTCTTGCAAAATGTACAATTATGTCGTTCAATAATCTAACAGAAATAGTTAGTTGTGTATCAGCCACAGATTACAGCAATAAACTTGTAATTTTCAGGGATACTTCTACTCTGAATGACTATTTTATCGGTGTACCTGGTATTAATTTATATTCGAGATATTCAGCTTATATGGGGTTAAAGTTGATCAATAAATTCAGGTCTACTTCAGGCTCAAATGATAAAGAATTAAAATTAGCATTATGTCCATCTGCCGTTGTTAAGAAGAGTAAACAGCAAAGCTGGTATATGAACGGCGGAACAACTTTTTTCGATGTCTATTATCAAGTTCCTGAAAGTAGTAATAACTATTCAGTGGCGAAGGAATTAGGATTTGTGGCATCTGTAGAGAAAGGCCTAAGTGATATTACTCGAAATTCCAGATTAGAAGTAGCTTTATACGCGGGCTTAATTCGGGTGCATAACGAAAATAGCTATGGAATTACAGTTACAACGCCGTATCCATTTTCGTATATTGACTATTTTCCGGAATTTGGAATATTGGAGGGAAATACCGGATGGACTAATTTTGAGACATGGAAAAACACCTATTACAAGCCGAAAGCAAGTTTAACGATGCGACTTAATGGCGAAGGAAGCATTATAGAAGACTATCATCAAGCATCTATAATTGATACTTCGAAAGAATATACGTTCATAATTGTTGATGAACCGGATATAAAGGCAAGTAATATTTTCATAATCAATAATTTGAAATATATGCCAATCAGCTTTGAACGCAAAAAGTCGAATGAATCGACAACTGTGCTTGGGAAGTTCTACCGAATGCTTTAAATTTCGGAGCTAAAGCGGGTTACTGTACTTTCCGGATTTCCAACCATTTTTTTGAGATACACTTCAGTTGTAGTATAGCTCTTATGGCGCAAATGTCCTTGTATATCATGTGGCTTTGCGCCATTCTGCAATAATTGTATTGCGCCGGTGTGCTTCCAGCTGTAGAATTTTTTATCCTCTGATATCCCCAATTGCTCACGAAATCGATTAAACCGATTGCTCAAGGTATTTTTACCTAGAGGAACTAATCCCGGGCGCCCAAATTTACCGAATATGTACAAAGATTTATCCTGGAACAAATCCAATCCCTGGCGTTTCATTTCCTTCAGTAATAAATCCGGAATCTTTACTATTTCAGTAGTATTGTTTTTGGCGTCGACATTTGGGATCCTAAATTGAGAGTTCTCGAAATCGATATAAGATATTTTCAATAATCGGAGTTCAGTTCCAGGTCTAATGGCACAATAGTACTGAATTTGCGACGCTAACCACAATTGGGGGTCAGCTGTCGACACAGCTGCTTTGAGTTTTATCCGATCGTTCATCTGAAGTGGAACTGAAGCGCAATCTACGATCTTACCAATTGTCGGGATTCTCGTAACCGGATTGAATGGAATAACACCGCGATCGAGTTCAAAATTGAAGTACATGTTTACGATTTGCACGTACTTTTTAATGGTGAGCCGGCTTAATCCAAGTCCGGTACTGGACGAAAGATAGACGGTAAAGTTGATAATATGCTGACGGGTGATGTTTTTTATGTGTACCCGATCGAGTTTGTTCAACTTTAGCCAGGCATTGAAAGTCCGGAGTTTTGAAACGTAGTTTTCGTAACTCTTAGTGTTCACTTTCTCTTTTGTTTGTACAAGAAATTCGCTCAGATTAGTACGTGTAGTAACCACCTGATCATGTGCCATGCCAAACATTTTGGCTTCATTTCTATACAACAGCTCATCGGCATATACTTTCCGGATATTCCCCTCAAGATATGCTCCTGTCTTCAGCCACTTAGTTTTTTCTTTTATGACCCGAGCGGCTTCCTTGCGGCGATCAGCTTCAGCGCCTGAGTAAATTCCCTTATAGATCCGTTCCTTTCGCATTTCCGGTTCACCTGGTATCTGATACTTGAATTCGACGTACCAATCCTTTTTCAGATCACCCCCGCAGTCATTAAGGTGGGGAAAAATAATGATCGCTTTCTTTTTTGCCATAAGAGTCTATTTTTGTAGTAGTAACTATCTGATATTTAATTTATTGCGAAAAATAGACGTTTTTAGACGACTATCTTAAACGAGTAAACGCCCGATAATCTTTAGATTATCAGACGTTTACATTTTAAGAGTGGAGCTGGAGGGAAACTCCCACTCAATATGTAAACCTTATCTATATTATGTTTTTAAATCGTCTATAACGTCTATAAAAGTCTAGGCGTCTACACTAGTCTATG